GAGACTGCCCACCGGTTAGTAGTATCAAGGCTTATACCAGTGAACAAGTCCCGGTCGTGACGCCTCTTTTCCTGCCAGTTTCCGTCCATGTTCTTGTTGAACTGAGCCGTTCCCCGCATCTCGATGCGTTCGGCTATGAAAAGTTCGTTTGGCATTTTACTATCTCCTCAATATATTTTGAGTCCTCCTCGGAGTAGACATATCGTCCAGAGGACTGTTGAGCCTACAGCCCCTTCATCCAGACTGCATGGTCGGTATAAGCCTGGTTGATTGCCAGACCGTAGGTCTCAAGAGCAGCCACCTTAGCACAGAAGTAGTCAATATCCCAGTCCGTCTTGACAATCGGCTGTATTTGCTGGGCAAACATAATGGCACTCTTGTGGAGCATCACATTGTCATGCCCAGCAGCATTGGTGCCATTGGTGTTGCCAGTAACGAATACCGGGTAGCCAAGAATACCGCCCAAAAGCCCGGTGTTGCTTCGCCCTTCCTGAAGTTTGACATACTGCGAATTGATGAACTGATCCATCTTTAGCAGGTTTGCCTTTTCAGCATGGGAGATGATGATAGCCCTATCATCTTCCGGAGCCTCAGCATCGTTGAGGTACTGGTCTGCCCTCACATAGTTGTCGTATGTTAAACCAGTAGCCAGCGTGCCGACTGTCTGGGTGATAGTGCCGTCATCAATCAAAGCTGCAAGGTCATCGTCTTCCTGTTTCGCTAGGGCATAGCCGATTTTGGGCATATAGGCGTTTATGAGGTCAATGCTGACCATCGGCTTGATGACATCTTCCAGTGCAAAGGCTGCATAGTAGTAGTTGTTAATGGTTACGGTGTCTTCGCTTTCAGTGACCGTCTCATAGGATATAGCGGTGTTGGCAGACTTACTGCGGGCACTGAGGTTGCTGATACGCTGCCTGCGGTATATCTGTCCAACCTTTAGTTCCGCTTCTGGTGAGCGGTCAACATTGGCTGCGAAGACTAACTTTTTCTCCCTGGCCACGCTTGCCATCTTCGCCCATACTTCCATGAGAAAGACGTCAGCCGTGGTCAGGTCTATGAACTCCGTAGCTCCAGTAGCCAATTTACTTTACCTCCTTAAGGTGATAAATCCATATAACGAGTCTGAATTTCGGCTTTTTCCTCCTCAGTTATGTCGCCTTCACCACCAACAATTAGTTCCAGCTTGTCAGTGCTGAGGCGTTTTACCCGGTCAGGCAAAAACCGCTTCAGCTCGTCTAGCGATGACTTATTGAGCTTGTTGACCAGTGACCGCCTGTCCTGCTCTGATGTAGATTTAGAACTGAGAGAAACAGGTTGAATCACCTTCAATAACAAGCTCTGTATCGCTTTCTTTCGAGCAATCCCGTCAGCATCGAGTTTCTCTGGCTCAGGCATATAATCAGGCTTCCTGACTATGTTGCCTTCACCCAGAAATCCAGTTCTCTCTTCGCCTCTCTGCATACCTTTGGTTGCTTCTTCTAAAGTCTGGGGATTGCTCTGTTTGCTCTTAATGAGCAGTCGTTCCTTTCCTGGTTTTGGTGGAAGGAATTTAGGTTCACGTGGCATTTTTAACCTCCTTTGGTTCTGCAATATTTTCTGCCGATAGAGGTTTGTCCATTGGCAATCTGCCCTCACGCCCACAGTTGGGACATCTGACAAAATTGCCGAACCATACCTCTTTGGTGTAGAGAAAGTCGCAACCAGTCTTGAAATGCAGGGCATCCTTTACCACCCAGTATTCGCCCCGCTTGCCCAGCTTGTCCGTTATTTCAATAGCAAGCACTTTGGAGCAACCGAGACAGTGCTGTTTGCGGATAAGGATATGCCCCTTATGCCTCCGAGCCTCATCTATAATTTGATGCTCAAAGATTAGAAGACCGGTCATCAGATTACCCATTCTCCAGATTCAATTTTTTGCTGAAACTCTGCTGGAGTGGCAGCCTGCACTTCTTCCAAAGTAGGTTTTCTGCCCGTGCCACTCCCTTTCGTCTTACCACTGTCAGGTGGCTCTGTCATGCGAGTTGTCTGTGTTGCCGTAGTTTCGCCTGAAGAAGCAGACCGCTCACCGAAACTCTTCGCCAGGTCTTCCATACTTTCTTTAGTAGTCCCGCCATATTTGAGAAGCACAGAAGGGTCAACGTTATACTTCTCAGATAGCCTTTCGGCTCGGTGGTGGCGAACTTCTTCTGCCTGAGTCAGAATTTCAGTTCGTTCTGCTTCGACTCTCCGCCTTTCAGCCTCAGCCTCAGCTTTCAGCCTTATAGCTTCACGCTTTAACTGAACAGCGGTGAGCTTTTCAGGGTCATCTCTGGCAGCCTCTTCTTCTCTCTTGAGGTCTTCTTCTTCCCGTTCCTGAAGCCTCTTGAGTGCGCTTTCAGCGATTTTGTTAGCTTCCTCGACAGCCTTCCTGAGCCTGCCGACATCGGCTCTTTCATCGCTTCTAGCTTTTCTGATAAGCTCTTCCACCTGCTTCTGGGTAAAAGTTGGGGTTTCCTCTTCTGAAGTAGTCCCACCTTCACCTTCAGAGGTAGCATCGCCCTGTTGGTTTTTAGTGGTTTCGTCCATAACACAAATTCCTCCTGTTAAATGAAAGACGCTCCCAGATTTCGATTTGAGAGCGTCCCAGAGCAGCTAGTTTTAGTTCCTCTTACTTTTTCTTTTTACCACCTCCTTTTCTCGTTGGTTTCCATCCATGCTCTGAGGCAAGCCTAGCCCTAACGCTTGCCTCAGCTTTGGCTCTCGTTGTAGAGCAACCAACCGTTTTGCCGGTGCGTTTATTGACTATACAGTGTTTATTGCCCCGCTTCACAATGTTGTACGGCATCATTTACCTCGCTTCTTTTTTCTGCCGACATAAGGGTGTTTTGGCGAAAGTTGTCCCTTCTTTTTAGCCTGCCCCTTTAACCAACCAGCCAGTTTTTCAGGCGATTTAATGCCAGGCTTACCTTCTAGTGCCTTTTCAGTAGCAGTAAATCCCTTTTGCCCTGCTGCCTTTATGGCTGCTGGCACAAGTTCACGCTTGGCTTGGCTGGCTCTGCGCTTCTTCTCAGAGGTAGATAATGCAGGCTTCGACCGACTATGAGAAGATACCTTAACCCCACCTTTTCTGGCGAAGCCTTTAACAGTATATGTACCCTTAGCCATCACTTCACCCCCTTAACCTTTTCTTCTTCCAATCGGACCTTTGCCCTTTCCAATCCCCAATCCCCTACCTTTACCTTTAGAACGGATTTTGCCACCGGGACAGGGTTTACTTTTAGCCATTACCTCACCTCCTCCAGTATTTTTTCTATTTCAGCCATCTTGGCTTGCCAGTCTTCCAGAAGACTCAGCCATTTGTTTGTCTCTTCCGTACTTCTTTTTCTCGATTGATATGGTTTCCAGTAACCGAGCCTCACACCTTCCTTATCAAACCACGCATTTTTACCCCTGAACTCGTAGCGCAGATTCCCTTTTGGCATCTTGGAGTAGATTTCATTATAGACCTGCTCAAACCTCTCGCTCGGTATTTTGGAGAAGTCAATGCGTTGACTCCACTCCAGCTTCTCAAACATCAGGTCATAGAACTCAGGATTGGCTTGCAGGTATCTTTCACGGTCATGCCCGGCTTCAGGCAGACTGTAATACTCGACATAGTTGTCTATATATTCCTCCGGGAAGAATAGCCCGTAAGCCTGTCTCCGTCTCCACGCCTCAGCAAATGCTGGATTGGATTCCAGATACTTATCTCTGGACTCGTCATCAGTCAAAGCCTCATATTCCTTGAATTGCTCATAATATTGCTCATAAAGCTGGTCGTATGGCTCAGCAGGAACTTTGTCAGCTTGAACGGGAAGCAAGTTTAATGCCTCACTTATTGCCTCGTTTAATTGAGGGTGCTCCAGCCTATATCTATCCTTCCAGTATCCCCAGTTTGGTAGCTGGCTATATTCTACATATTGTGGTATTAGCTCATCGGGCAACTCCATCTGGTATGCTTCCCTCCGCCTTCTGGCTATGGCGTAATCAGGGTGTTGTTGCAAGTAACGCTCTCTTGCTTCCCTTTGAGCCGAAAGGTCGTCCATCTGGATGGCTTCATATTCCTGGTCTTGTTTCTTGTAGTTAACGGCAATCTCGACTTCCTCCAGCCTTTGCTCGATGGGTTTCCATCCCCAGTTCTCCTGCCCCCACTCATCCCACTTCGGATTCTTCAGCCTGAATAGTTTGGCTTCAGGACTATTGCCACTGGTTTGGCTAACTATGCTCGTATAGTTGAAGTATTTATCCACCAGTTGAGGTGGTGGCAGTCCAAGCCCCAATTGCTCGAGCGGTATGCCATACTCCTCAGCCCATTGGGCTACCTTGTTATAGGCTTCTAACGATTGCAGCTTCCCGCCATAGCCCCAGAAGGCTAGCATGGCATCATATTCTGGATTCCTTTGGCGGTATTCAGCCCTCCAATCTTTGGTCAATTCAGGGTGTGCTTCAAGGAAAGCCTCTTTAGCTTCATCGCCCTCAATTGCCTGATAGTCCTTCCACAGCACATAGTATTCTGCTGGTATATTCCCTTCCGCCTCATCATCTTTATCCATCTCACCTATCGACTTGTAGGGCAGCTCCCAGTATTCACGACTGAGCTTATCTTTATCATCCGACAGCTTCACCAGTAGTGGGTCAAGACCCTTCAAGAGCTTTTTATCAGACCAGTATTTCCTGATTCGCTGGTAAGTTTCCTCGCCCCATTTGTCAATGTAAGCGTCTATGGCTGCATCCCGCCTGTCCCAATCAATATCTCCCTTCTTATCCTCATAGTCAGCAAACACTATTGAAGTATATTCCTGAAGAGCTATATCATCCTGATACTGGTAGTCATCGCCTTCTTCGGCTTTCCGTTCAAAGTAGTCGTAAATCGGCTGATAGAGAGGATTGGTGGCTATATCGTCAAGACCTTTGGCATAATTCTGCCCGGCATCGCTCCACTTCTCCCTGAGTTCTCTTGTATCTATCTCTTTGGCTTTCACAGCATCAATTAAAGCATCACCTCGCTGATAATATGTCTTCCGTTCCTCCTCTATCCTCATCTGCCATGCTCTCCAATCATTCGAATCTCGAATTGTGCTGGCAGCCTGAGCCTCAGTGAATAGCTCATGAAGTTCTGGATAGCGGGATAAAAGGTTCATTTGCTGTATATTCGTTAAGTGCCTCCACTCCAGCCTGCCTGCTTCAAAGGCTTCTTGCTGCTTGGGGTCAAGCTCGTTCGGTGGTATGTTCTGGATTAGCTCTTTAGCCTTATCGTAGAACTTAGTCCACTCATTATCGGGGAAGGTTCTCATGCCAAAAAGCTCTGCCGGTCCAACAACAGCTTTAGCCATCCCGGTGGGTATTTCATTGTCTCTGGCAAGATTGGGCACCAGCCAGTTAAGCCCCTGCTCCATCCAGATAGGCTCAAATCTGGTTAAAATATATCTGCCATACTCAACAGGAGTCTCAATGGGGTAGCCCATAAAGTCCTTGCCAGATGCGAACTCAAACCCGGTACCAAAGAAAGGTGAAGCTCTTGTGTACCACCAGTAAACGAAGGGGTTATCCTTGTTGAGTGTGCCGTGCTTTACAATCCTGACCAGGTCTATCCTTTCCCTATCACCGACTTCATTAACTGTAGCCATGATGTTGCCAGCCAGTCTGAGGAGTCCGTACCAGAAGCCACCGAAGCCGAAGTGGTAATTGCCGATTTTGATAGTCATAAATCTGGCAGACGGCTGCCAGGTTACCTCTCCAGTTATCGGGTCTTCTTTGACTCCAAAACCTTCAAGGACAGTCCGCCATGCTTCCTCGTTGTCTTTGCCCTCCATTGTGGCTAGCCCATACTGAACTCCAGAATACATGGCTGAACCAGCAACTATCATCCCGCCCAGTGCTTTCCGCACTTCAGCGCCAGTCATGCCCCCTCTAAATATATCAGCTAAAACGGTGAGACATGCTCTGGTATAATTAGGGGCAAACCAGATGAATGTCTGCTCAAACTGTCTGGTGGTTAAAGGAACGCCAAGTGCTGCCGAATCGCTTATGCCAGTTATGCGGTCAAGGAATCTAGCAAGCTCAAATTCCTGACCTCTGGCTATAGCTTTAGGTGCTAGTATGTCCCAGAGGGCATCTCTGATTATCTCTCCTGAACCAAAGAAAGCTGTCTCCGCTCTCTGGTAAGGATGCAGGGGTATCCTGGTCATCACTTTTTCGCCCAGACCGCCAATGCCCGTTCTGGCTTCCAGGGCGCCGAAGAAATCAATAGCTCTAGCACTGCCACCGAACATTATTCTTTGCTGTGCCGTCTCCATATTCTTTGCTATGTAGCCAGACAAAGCCTCCGGGTCAAAGAATGACCTGATGCCGAGATAAAAGGCTTTGTACCATGCTCCCATCATCCTCAAGCCGATTTTTGGATTCTGGAGTAAATAAGCGTGAGCCAGACCCCAGGAAGGCAATCCCTGAATCGCCATCATGGAGAAGTCAAGAGCTGCCTTAGTGATTCTCAGTATGCCAGCCACATCAGCCGTCATCCTCAAGACAGGTAAACCTTTCTCGTAGCCGTAGAACTTGTTAAAAGCATCTATGAAGTCCTGCTTGAATATCTTGCCTCCAGCGAAGGGATGACGGATATAGCCCTCGCCAACATCTGGCTGTCTTACCTGCTCCATGCGGAAGGCTTTTTCATGTTTAGCCCTCCAGTAAGCCGTCTTACGGCTTTCCATGAGTGCTTTTACCTCTTTCCGCATGGCTTTAAGTTCGGCTATTCTTTGTGCCTCAGTCTTCGTAGCAGGTATGTCATAGCTGACTATTTCAACACTGGTGTCTTCCTCCAAGCCCTTAATGCCTTCCACTTTAGGTTTAATATTGCCTTCTGGTGGTGGCAGACCTTCCTTAGCCCTGGCTTCTACCAGTTTGCCGTAATCATCCATTGAAATTTGCGTTACTTTACCCTTGCCTTTAGGATAAACTGGTCGCTGATAGCCAAACATATCCTGCTGCATACCAGCTTCAGGCATACCAGCTTCGGCTTTGGGTACTTCAGCCTTTATGATGTCAGCTCTGGCAAGTGAAAGTGTCTCTTTACCAGTAAGCTGGTCAAATGACTTGGAACCGACTTTGCCTTCCAGCCCAGCTTCTTTAGCCCATGCTACTCTTTCAGGCACGGACATATCATTCCAGATACTTTCGCTAATCGGTCTTAACTCCGCCTTTGCCGGCACCTCAGGCGTAACAAACTCTGCCTGTACTGGCTCTTGTTTGGGAATGAACTTTGGCTCAGCATTTACATCATCCAGTATCCCCATCATGCGCTTGATAGCGGTGTATCGCTGGTTCGCCATACTGGTCAGCATCTGGAAGTCTCTAAACGAGTTACGTGCCTGAGCTAATTCCAGTATCTTCTCAACCATCTCGTTGTCGCTGATGCCAAATTTATCAGCTAATTGGTCTAAAACAACCTCTCTCGGAACCCTCGCTGTTCTGATGCCCTTCTTTATGACTCTTGTCTGAACTTGCTCAACAGGCTTCATCAGAAGAGCCGCCGCTTCCTTTAATGTGAAGGATTCAGGTATGTCCCCTTTCTTTACAAAGTAATCTAAATGGACTTTCCTTTTACCGACATTGACGGTAAATGTAGCGATTGGGTCTGTCTCCAGAAATTCCTTCAAACCTCTGAACTCCATCTCGTATTCAGCCAGCATTTTCCCAATATCATCTGCCTGAGTTTCAAGAGCATTTTTGAGCGCCATACGCTCATCGAGGTCAAACATCTGGAAGACTTCCCTGACTTTTTGCTCATCAGGGATAGCTACACGCTCCATCTCTTTTAGCTCTCTCAATACGCTCGCCCGCTCTTTGGCTTTGATTGCCTCAACATCAATCTTCTGCAATTTCTCAAGTTGTGAGCGCATGTGGCGAAGCTGTTTTTGGCTTGCTTGCAAAGCATCTTTTAACTGCTTCTCAACCTCCTTTGGTCTTTCCATCAGTTGTCGCAGCTTTGCTCCATATTCAGGGAATTTCCTTTCTATGGCTTTCAAGGTACTGCCGTGCAGCTTCTCACCCCTCATGACTCTACCGATTATGGCATGTAGATTGGCGACATCTGCCAGCTCCTGCTGAGTTAATGCTGCCCTTTCAGCCACACCGGGAAATTTCTCAGCTAATCTTTCTGCTGGTGTGCTGTAATATTCACGAGCGTTTTTCTCAATATACTGCATGAAGCGGTTATCGCCTATTTTTTGAAAGACCTCTTCGATGTAAGCACCAACTGAAATTAGCGGATTGCGATTGTAGATAACACCATGAGCTATACCGTCAGCCATAGTTGGCTCTTTTCTCATCATCTCATAGCTTTTCTTGGCACCGATAGCTCTGGCACCTTTAACGCCCGGTCTGCCTCTAACTTCAATTAAAACGTTGTCCGGGTCAAACTTGCCTTCAACTACACGGTGAATCCACCAGTCTTCGGTAACATTCTTGGGAGCAATCCCTTCTTTTTTCAGCAAATTAAGCAGGCTGGAGTTTATCTCATGGACTTTGGTAACATATTCCAGACCGCTCTCCATGCCTTTCCAGTTATACATCTCTGGTCTGGTAAAGACATGCTCCAGAGTTCCCGCTTCTGCACCGTAAGCCTCCTTGAAATCAGGCAAGAGTCTATCAGCCATCTTTCGAGAGAAAGCTCTATCGTTAAAGCCGAAGAGTTTAGCCGGGTCTCTGGTGATAGCCTCAAGCTCATGCACTTTCAGTGATTTAAGGTCTATGCCCATTTTGGCAAAATGACTTCTGGCAAGGGCAGCTCTGCCAGCTATATCTTCAATGGCTTTGCTTTCCCGCCTTACTAAGACTCGCCAGCCAAGCGTCTTCTCAATGCCCCTTCTAACAACAGGAACTTTAGCTGCTGTAGTCAGAGCCTTCTTCATCCAGTTATCGGCAAGTAGACCCTCGATGATTCGGTCAGTGGAAAGTTCGGCTATTTCGTCAAGGCTTTGAAGATTCAGGTTACGCTTGAGGATTTGTTCCACTGTCTTTTCACCCAGCCTCTTACCAGTCGTCTCTAATCCCTTAGCGGTCAACTGTAGAGGCTTGGTTATTGGGTAAGCCAGCCCCCTTTCTACAGCGTTAGCACCAGCAGCCATATACTTCATGGCTTTACCCAGAACTGGTATTTTGCTGGTGAATCGGGCTGCCATGCCAAAAGTCCCGCCAATTGGAACAAGAAAAGCTGGATTGAGCCATTCGCTGACTTGAAGAGCTGGCTTGGCTAGTCCAGCATTTTGCACATATTCGTGCCATATCTGGCTGACATCGGGAGCAACAAGAGCAGCAGCAAAGCCATACTTGCGCCTCAATTGGCTCATTTTATCTATCACTGCCCTGTCGTACTGCGTCTCAAATCCAAGTGCTGATTGAACTCTGGCTCTTGCCTCCAGAATGGCTGTTTCCCAGGGTCTGCCGACATACTTCTCGATGTAGGCACCCATAACGCTGACACCAGCCCCTAACTTTGTCGGAGAAAGCCATGCCATAAACTCTTGAATGTTCGGCATCCCCTTTACCGGTTGTCCCCAGCGCATGGGCGGAGCCAACCACGGTGTTTTCGCCCACGCTTCCTTGGCAGCTTGAGTTATCTCTACTTCAGTCGGCGTAATCTGCTGTGTTTCTGGGTCAAAAGTTCCGATAGTTCTGCCATCAACTTCAACCGTCAGGTCTGGTTTTACAGTGAAGAGCTTTCTAACTGGTCTATAAGCCTGCACGCCACGCTCTGTAGTAAATGGCTCTTGAACTTCCTGGACAAAGCTGAAGCCCTCTTCAGGGATTTGAAATGGTTTGCCTCCAGCAAATATTTCAGCTATATCTTCGTCAGTCGCACCAAGCCGTTTGAGTATTGCCTCCGTTTCTGGAGTTCTGCCATAATCCAACAATCGCTGCATAAACTGCTCTGGTTCATTTTGAGCCAGATTACTGAGGAATTCTAAGCCTTGCCTTGTAAGCTCTTCCTCTGTATAGCCATAGCCAGCAAATGTTTCAGGGAAGATTGCTTGGAGAGCAGGCACAATATCTTCTGGCGGTTCTGTTGGTGGGATAGTTATGGTCGGAGTAATTTCCTCAGCTGTCTCAGCCAGAGATGGTGCAACTCTCTCAGGTGGCTCAAATAATAGTCGCTCAAGCTGTTTGGCTTCAGTTATTCTTGGCGATTCCCTGAGAATCTTTCTGAATGCCTCTGGCTCATTCGAAGCCCACTCCAAAACAAGAGATGGTTCAGCTTCAGGTATAATCGCCCTTAATAGCTCATCCAGGTCTTTATATTGCTCCTCTATGGTCTTTTGCTTTTTCTCAACAATAGGCATTTAGATGCGCTTCCCTTTGAAAAATCTGGCAGCTTCTTTTAGCCTAGCTACAATATCTGGCTGTCCGTTTCTCCTGTTTTTAGCACGCAACTCTTTGAGAGTATTTCTTATACGGTCGTCAAACTCTTTGTGCTTTTTCTTGATAACTTCATCGGTTATTTCAGGCATCTCTGCCTCCATGCGTAAAGCTAACACCTAAGCTCTTTAATATCTGGCTGAAGCCGTGAGCCATATTAGTCAGCTCATCATGCCTAACTTTATCGTTGCAATAAACATGGTTAATAGCTTCAAAGCACTCATGTACAAATGTATTATCAAATTGTTGTGCTTTGAAGTTTTTAGTAATGCGGAGTCTTCTATGCAAGTTGTCACACTTCCCGTAACAATTTGAGGCTTCCAAATCCTTTTCGCCCCGCTCATCACATATAACTTCATAATGAAACGAACCAAGCTCAAAACCTTTGCTGACATCTACTTTCATCTTTAACCCTCACTCTCATGTTTTCTGACTACTTCCTCCCGTCTTTCCTCCCGTCTGAGCATTTCCTCTGGTGCTATTGTCTCCATCTCAACCTCTTCTGGTGGCGTCCCTCTTCCGCCTCCACCCTCAAGTAAGGGAACTAGGGCTTTAGCCGTTTTGCCCCTTTCGCTCACTTCTGGTAGTTTCGGTTGCTGTGCCTCTGGTAGTTGAGGTGCATATCTCTGCCTGAGCAGTTGCTCTATCTGGTCGGCTACCAAATCAGCTTCCATAAAACTTTGCTCACTTCCCTGGTCTATAAGAGCGTGGCCATACCTGAATAATCCTATTACCGGGTCAAGTTGCTCGGCTCTTTCAGCTCTGGCTTTCATGATTTCACCATCGGGATTTTCGACCTTTAGAATCTTTGTATATACCGTGTGCTTTGACATACCTACCGCCAGAGCCTGCTGCGCTACGGCATAATTAGCTATATCCTGCTCAGGCGATACCGAGTGGAACTTGTAGCTTATCTTGTATTTCTTATCTAAATCAGAAGCGCTATAAGTCCTCTCCATGCCCTCTTCGCCCAGTTCCACCTCGTATCCACCTTTGATGTACTGGTCTTTAATCATGTAATGCAGCTTACGGTAGAACCACGCTATTGCCTGTAGCCTCGGGCTGAAGATAGCATCTTTTGTTGCTGTAAGTCTGGATATAGCCACCGCCGATAGTGGGAAGGTAAGGTTACCGTAATCAATATTGGGTAGAGAGCCTCTCTGGATTGCCCCTAGAATCAGAGCGTAGAATAAGCGTGTAGCATTTTTAATATCGGCCACATCAATAGGGAATAAGCCTCTTGTGCCCTTGTCAATTGGTATTGTCTTTCTACTGCCCGGCTTGGGTGGCTTCCTGGCTTGAGTGCCAGCCTCGCTCTCCCACTGATAAGCCCGATTAAAAGTCATGTAGTTGAGGGTTTGGAGGATAGAGGCGAGCATGTTGAGCTGCGAATAGAGCAGGCGGTTATTGGCAAAAATTGACTCACCGCCGTGTTTAATAGCCCCTTCATCCTGAAGCATTGAGCCAGCACCGACTTTTTGAATAATAAAAGGCACATAGCCAAAAACATTTTCTTTTTCGGTAAGTAATTGACCAGCAGATGTCGCAACAATGCTGGGATTGGAGAGCCATATTTGACATTTCTCCTTATCCCAGTATTCCCAGATTGCAGCTTTCCTACCTTCTACTCTGGCACTAGGGTATTCTTGCTCAATGGATGCTTTGGCTCTCGTAGTTCTGAAGGCACCCATCGCTAAATCGTTCCTGTCATATTCGTAGACGACATAGCGACTATCACAGGGTAACAAATCAGGCACGAAGTGACCTTCGTCATCTTGCCACGTCACATATCTTGCTGCCAATGTTCCTCTGATACAGGCTTGCTCAATAAGGAATGAGTAGAGGCTGGTTATTTCCCTCACCATGAGTTGCTGGTCTATCTCATATCGAATATCAGCGTCAAAATTCTCTATGAGCGTACTATCTCTATCACTGAGGTTCTTGCCTTCGACCACCGTCTGCATGGTGGCTTCATTCATAAAAGCCTGAGAGCGGTCGGCAAAGACCTTCGGGTCGTTCATGGTCATATTGACGACATCTTTGGCTGGCTTGCCTGTCTCCACATCCTTGAGCTTGTACTCAATCATGTTGTACAGGTCTCTATCCTTATCCATCCGGTCGTGCAGTGGCTTGAACTCTTCTACCGCCTCTTTAATTAAACTGAATGTGTCGCTTGCCATTTGCCTCCTTTAATCCCACCTTTCCTCCTTGACTTCTCCGTAGGTAGAATACACAGGCGTGAAATCGCTAAGAATGTACCTCATAGCGTCCATAAGGTGGTATCGCTCTTTGTCGGCTATTTTGTCAGTGGGCTGATAATTGTCATCGAGTTCGTAAGAGTAGCTTTGAATCTCGTCAAGGAAGTTGAGGCAGTTCCTGAAGACGAAGATTTTGTTGCTCTTGAAGAAGCCGTAGACTCTCTGTATGCCCTCATCCACCGCCCTGACGGTGGGCTTATCAATTCTCCATCCTGCCTGTGAGAAGTCGCCTCTCCATCCATCTTCATGCTGTGCCCCGCCAGCCTTTTTAATGATTCTTATTCCAGCCGACATTTCCCGCCACTTGTCAACATGTTCCCAGGTAGCCATCCCGCCTTGCAGATATTCCTTGCAGATAAACAGATAGCCACTGGTTGGATTCTGAGCAATCCAAATGCCAGCGGTATTATTGCCCCCGAAATCGTGACCCACATAGACTGGCCAGTTATCAGGGATGGGGAAGGGGTCAATCACGCAGGAAGTGTCAAAGCAGTCGTACACCATTCCTGCTGGCTTGGCGAATCTGCCTCTATAGAAAAGCTGGAACTTCCAGTCGGGCATAGTCCGCCTTGCCCGCTCATATTCCTCAACAGGAAAGGCTGGGTTAACGATTGAGTCTATCTGGACAATATCAAAGTCTGGGTTACCTTTCTCCCATTCATCGTAAACTTCAGTCTTGAGCCAGCCGTAGCCGTAGAGTGTAGTCAGCCCCAAAGCCCTGCCCTGAGCCAGAGACAGCCTTCTCAATACCGCTTCCCACGCATCTCTCCTGAACTGCTTCTGCCCGACTTCATCCAGAATGGCAGCTTTAGCCGTAGCCGACTCGATTGACTCAGGATTCGTTGCCGAGCCAAATATTATTCTGGTTTTGACATCAGCATCGGGAAACAGGACTCTATCACTCTTTTTCTTCTTCTGCTGGTGAAAGGTGAACACTTTATCCGCTTTGTTGAACTCGCCGTAATGAAACAAGTCCTGAAATACAAAGAGCATTTCAGGCAACAGCTTTAATTGCAGAAGTGGAAATGTAGCTGTTACTGCCAGATAGTCACCCGGTCCCTTGCGCCTTATCTCTCTCTCCAGCCAGTGGGGAGCGTAGCATGTCTTGCCCACCTGAGTTCCACCGAGCATAAAGGGAAATCTGGCTTCACTATCGTCAATTCTCGCCTGCCCTGGATGCAGATTTAATATAAGCTCGTTCCCTTTAATCTCACGAAACGGCTTGAATTTCTGTTTGGTTTCTGTCGTCATTAGTCTTCAAAGTGCATTGCACTACCTACACCTTCATAGCGAAGTTGAAACTGGACAGCACCAGCCTCGCTCTCGCCCCACACTTCGGACAATACGCCATGTGCCTCTTCTCGACACCCTTTGTCTCCTCAAATTTCTTGTGACACTTTGGACATTCATACCTGTAACTCGGCATTGTCACCCTCCAACTCCTTTATCAAATCCCTCAGCGTCCCCTGCCACTTGAACTCCCGCCCATGGTCTATCCTCACTACCCGTATGTATACAGCACCAGCTACCCCCTCTACCGTCAATACCCTCTGCTGTTTCCTCTTTACATGACTCGTGTCTTCCTCCATGTATGACTGTACCATGTGCCACGCCATCTTTTATCCCCTACATTTAATGTGCCTGTATCTCCCTTTACCTACCTTCACCAGCGTCCCACCACCTCGCCCACATATATAACACCTGACCACTTTCCCCTCTATCTGCCCAGCTTTTATCGTCTTTGCATCCCCAGCTTGCCTCATCCCCTATTTACCCCCTTTTTGTTTTTCTAAAAGTGTGTGGATACCAAACTACACGACCTGAGACCTGATTCTAAGCCCCCTCCCTCCGGAAGAGCGGGCAAATAGGGGTCACCCCTCCAATTCCCCCAGCTCAAATAGACGCCTACTTAACGATAACCGAACATAATAATTATAGTGCGCCCCACCTTTACCCCTCTTTAGCCTCAGATGGTGGCAGCTCCTTTACATCTTCCCCTTTTATGTCAATCACTTCCCTGCGCTTGGCCTGGTTAATGTAGCCCTCGCCATAGTCCTTGACTACGGTGACATGCGTGATGGTGATTTCCTTTGTCTCTTCCAGTGTGATTGTTGACCTGTCACGCCTGCCCCATTTCTCCGGGTGCCTGCGCTCTAATATGGTCATGGCCGGGAGCCAGTCCTTTTTATCAATAGCTTTCTCACGCACAACAGCTAATAACGCCTCTTCTGCCTCTGCTTCAGCCTTTTTAACTGCGTCATGGAAGTCTGCATAGATGCCACCGCCGTTTTTAGCCTCCTGCTCTGCTCTTTCAAGCCAGGTATAAAAGGTTTCTCTTGCTATACCGCAAGCCTGGCAAGCAGTAGAGATGTAATGACCTTTAGCTATTAAGTCAACGAATTTAGATTGGAGTTTTGGGGTTAATTTTGTAGGTCTACCTGTAGGTTCTTTAGTTGTCATCTGCAAAAACTCTCCAACGAGCGTTAGCGAGTGGTTAAGGATTAAGGATTAAGGATTAAGGATTAAGGATTAAGGATTAAGGATTAATAGGCGCAAGTCTTAGCGAGCGTTAGAAAGTGCAAAAACTTTCCAGAAGGCGCTAACACTTGCTAACAATTGTTGACGAAAACGGCACTTTTGAAGCTAATTACCGTGTAAGAATTACTTGCTAAAACTCTCTGGAAGTCTCTGGAAGATGTAAACACTTTCTGGAATTCGTTAACGCCTTCTAACAAGTGTTAACGGATTAAAGCTCATCAACTTAATCACCTGGAGAAATGCTTTGCCCGGCTGTCCTTGCCGGAGGGATAGCCGGGCAATCAAAAAGAGAGGAGGGAAACGATGAGACTCCAGGGATTGAGGGAGTGTCAGCTTTCAGGACACAACTCCCCCCTAATCTGTCAAGGTATCATAAAATTAACGCTTTGTCAAGTTTCTGCCACCGAGAGTAGCAACACCCCCAGACTAAAGCACTATTGCTACGCTCAAAATTGGGTATTGACAAACTATGGCATTAGTGCTACAATGTATGTACAGGCTGAGCAGAGGAGAGCCTGAATAAAGACAAGGGGGATAAATGAGACTAGTAAGCGGTATTGATTTTACCGGGAAGAGGTACTGGCGATTAAAAATTGGTAGCTTTGACATTATCGGGCATTGCCGATATGGATTTCATAGCGATTTCAATTGGCTTAATCGCTGGTTGTAAGTATCAATAGAGAAGGAGGAACGGAAATGACAACACAGCAACAAGCACGGGTTAAACCAGGCGATTACTTCATGACCAGCTGGGGATATGACCAGACTAACATTGATTACTTGATAGTTACTGATGTCAGCCCCTCCGGGAAAACCGCCATCTGCCGAATGGTATCACCTATTACCGTTGGACAGTCTCAGATATACAATGTCCAGATGCCAAGCACCGCATACGGCGAGCCGTTCAAGATGAAGATAAGACCAGACGGCAGGCTGAGAGGCTCATATCCTTATTGCAATGGCGGTAAGAGACTTGACACATTCACACCAGTCAAACTTGGAGACACCCATTACGAAACAATGCCGGAGTTTGGACATTAAATAATGGGAAGGACATAAAGCAATGTCGCAAGTTAAAGTAATTAGCCAGTTAAAGACAATTCCACTGTTGAGAATAGTTAAGGTAATACCGCCCCGATACACAGGTAATGCAGCGTGGTTCCAATTACAAAAGGCGCTCATCAATGGTAAGTGGCAAATTATAAAAACTAATCTCGCCACAAAAGAAGAGGCTCTTGAGTTTGCCAAAGACTATATCAAACATTCAGATATACAAGCCGAAACTGGGGCATAGTCCCCGGTCTGCTGGTAGAGCCAGCACTGATGAGGCTAAGCAATCTTAATAAATAGGGAGGGTGAGAATGGAAAGACAACGGGCTGGATTCAAGTTTGGCAAGTACAGAACCACACTCATAAAACATTGCGGTCAAGTAGAAGCCGATGGGCGTCTTTATAAATTGGTGCTGTTAAGGACCAATGATGGCTTGGATTACTATGCGATGAGGTTGTATAACAGAACTGGCAAGTTTATTAAGCAATTCCTGTTTGAACCGTACATCTTAAACGGCATAATAGACTTATTGGTTCAAGAAGCCAGCACTGAGGAGGCAAAGCACCTTAACAACTGAATACTGGGCGGGTAGGAAAGGAGAGTTGAAATGATGAAACGTGAAGGCAATAAGGTCTATTGCGATAAGTGCTACGCTGGAGTCATTATTAAGTC